GATTGGCTCAACGATCTTTCACCAGAGCTTGGACGCTCTCAGATGAAACGGAAGTTAGATCAGTTGAATTTGAGGATGGGTTATTGACAGTTACTCTTGGTAAGATTGTTCCAGAACATCACAAGCGCAAAGATTACCTATAAATATAATTGAATATCGTCGGCGCTATGCCATAGGGAGGTAACTGGCAAAATCCAGTAATCCTCCCTTTTTTGTTTATAAATATCAATAAAAGGTAGGAATGTTTAAATGAATTATTATACCTATGCTTATTTTGATGAAAATAATATTCCTTATTATATTGGTAAGGGGAGCGGTAATAGAGCCTGGGATAAAAATCATTCAGTTAGGGTGCCCACCAACGATAAAATTATTTTATTAAAGAAAAATTTAAGTGAAAATGAAGCATATAGACATGAAGTTTATATAATAAGTATATTGGGGAGAAAAAATAAAAAAACTGGAATATTAGAAAATAAGACTGATGGGGGTGATGCTCCTCCTGTATTTGTTTCTCATACGGAAGAAACTAAACAAAAAATGCGTAATAGAAAACATAGTGAAGAAACTAAAAAAAAGATAGGTGAGAAAAGTAAAGGTAGAATATTTCCAGAAGATGCTAAACTTTACCTTTCTAACTTATACAAGGGTAGAAAACTTTCTGATGAAACTAAGAAAAAATTGAGTAAATCTTTATGCGGAAAACCAAAAAGTGAAGAAACAAAAAGAAAAATGAGTAAAGCAAAAAAGCAAATGAGCGAAGAAACAAAAAGAAAAATGAGTGAGGCAGCTAAGATAAGAGAAGCAAAAAAGAGAGAGCAAACTTGACGCCTCCCTTTTTTATTGCTAGAATGACCTTGATGAAGAGAAAAAAACTATGACTGTAAAATTAGTTCTTCTTAAATCTGGAGAAGATATTATCTCCGATGTTAAAGAGATGGTGGTTGGTGATGAGGAAAATCCAAAAGTTGTTGGATATTTTCTAGAGAAACCCTGTTCAATTAGGATGAAAAATCCTTCAGATATTGTTTCTGATGAAGATAGGTCTTTCCAAGTGGCTCTGTTTCCTTGGATTCCTATTTCAAAGGACACAACGATTCCTATTCCATCAGATTGGGTTGTTACTATCGTGGAACCTGTGGATAAATTGGCAGAAATGTATAAAAATCAAGTATTGAAAAATGGAAAAGAAAACGATCAAAATCTTAGTACTTCTGAACAACCTGATTCTAATAAGTCAGATTGAAGAAGTTGGTTCTGATATTGGGGAACCAGATTGTAAACTAGTTAAACCATTTCTTGTAAAAGAACCTCAACTTGAAGGACTTTCTAGAACATTAGAACCATTTCTAATGGGAGTTACAAAACAAGATACATTTATGATGAGTTCGGACAAAATCCTTACTCTTGTTGATCCAACACCAACACTTCTTGAAAAATACGAGGATTTGATTAAGGAATGAGATTCTACACTAATGTACAGATGATCGGGAATCAATTTCTCGTTCGTGGATATGATAATGGAAAAAGTGTTATGTTTAAGGAGGAATATTCTCCTGTTCTTTTTGTTCCCTCAAAAAAAGAAACAAAATATAAGACATTGGAGGGGGATTGTGTAGAAAAAATTATTCCTGGCACGGTTAGAGATTGTAGGGATTTTTATAAGAAATATGAAAATGTTGATGGATTTAAAATCTATGGCAATGATAGGTATGTCTATCAATATATTTCTGACAAGTATCCTGAAGATGAGATTAAGTTTGATATAAGTAAAATCAAACTACTTACTATTGATATTGAGGTTGCTTCTGAGAATGGATTCCCAGATCCTAAAAACTGTGATGAAGAAATTCTTCTAATCACTGTTCAGGATTATTCTAATAAGAAAATTATTACTTGGGGAACTCGTCCTTTTAACAACAAACAAGATAATGTTACATATCATCTTTGTGAATCTGAGTATGAACTTTTAAACAAGTTTTTATATTACTGGGATAACAATCCTCCAGAAGTAATTACTGGGTGGAACATTCAGTTCTATGATGTTCCTTATATTTGTGGAAGGTTGACTAAAGTTATTGGTGAAAAGCGAATGAAAAGTTTTTCACCTTGGGGATTGATTACTAAAAAGGAAGTATTCGCAAACAATCGTGAGCAAGTATGTTATGACATTGGTGGAATTTCTCAACTAGATTATCTGGATCTTTATAAGAAATTTACTTATAAAGCACAGGAATCTTATCGTTTGGACCATATTGCCAATGTTGAGTTGGGGCAGAAAAAACTTGACCACTCTGAGTTTGATACTTTTAAGGACTTCTATACTAAAGGGTGGCAGAAGTTTGTTGAATATAACATCGTTGACGTAGAACTTGTTGACCGTTTGGAAGACAAGATGAAACTGATTGAACTTGCTGTTACTATGGCATATGATGCTAAAGTAAACTATAACGATGTTTTCTATCAGGTTCGTATGTGGGATAATATTATCTACAACTATCTGAAGAAAAGGGATATTGTAATTCCTCCTAAAGACAAGAGTGAAAAGAATGAAAAGTATGCTGGTGCTTATGTAAAAGAACCTATTCCTGGAGTTTATGATTGGGTTGTGAGTTTTGACTTGAACTCTCTATATCCACACTTGATTATGCAATATAATATCTCTCCAGAAACTCTTCTGGATGAGAGGCATCCTAATGTTTCTGTCAACAAAATTCTTGAGAAGAAAACTAACTTTGAGATGTATAAGGATAATGCTGTATGTGCTAACGGTGCGATGTACCGAAAGGATGTTCGCGGCATTCTTCCTGAATTGATGGAAAAAATGTATGGGGATAGGGTTATCTTCAAGAAGAAGATGCTTGTTGCGAAGCAGCAGTATGAAAAGACTCCTACTAAAGCACTTGAAAAGGAAATTGCCCGATGTAACAATATTCAGATGGCAAAAAAGATTTCCTTGAACTCTGCTTATGGTGCTATTGGAAATCAGTATTTCCGATACTATAAACTTGCCAATGCTGAGGCAATCACATTATCAGGCCAAGTTTCTATTCGTTGGATTGAAAATAAGGTAAACAACTACATTAATAAAATTCTGAAAACAGAGGATGTTGATTATGTTATTGCTTCAGATACTGATTCTATCTACCTTAATATGGGTCCTTTGGTTGAACGTGTATACAAAGGAAGAGAGAAAACTACTGAGGGCATTGTCTCGTTCCTTGATGAGATCTGTAATGTGGAATTTGAAAAGTATATTGAAGGTTCTTACGAAGAATTGGCTGAGTATGTGAATGCTTATGACCAAAAGATGCAGATGAAGAGAGAGAACATTGCTGAGCGTGGAATCTGGACTGCTAAAAAGCGGTATATTCTCAATGTCTGGGATAGTGAGGGAGTTCGTTATTCTGAACCAAAACTCAAGATGATGGGTATTGAGGCAGTTAAATCTTCTACTCCAGCACCTTGTCGTAAGATGATTAAGGATGCCCTTAAGATTATGATGAGTGGGACAGAAGATGATGTGATTGATTTTATCTCTGATTGTAGGAAAACCTTTAAGAATTTACCACCAGAAGAAATTTCTTTCCCAAGAAGTGTTTCTGATGTGGATAAGTATAAATCTTCCAGTGAAATTTATACAAAAGGAACCCCTATTCATGCTAGAGGTGCTCTCTTATTTAATTACTACATAAAACAAAATAAACTAACAAATAAATATTCGCTCATTCAAAATGGAGAAAAGATCAAATTTCTTTATTTGAAGAAACCAAATTCCATTCACGAAAATGTTATTTCTTTCATTCAAGATTTTCCCAAAGAACTTGGACTTGAGAAATTTATTGATTATGATTTGCAATTTGATAAGGCATTTTTAGAACCATTAAAAATTATCCTTGATTCAATTGGATGGAAAGTTGAAAAAACTTCTAGTTTGGAATCTTTCTTTTGTTAAGTATGAAACTACCTATAACACAAAAAGAATTTGAAAAAATAATGTCTATTTTAAAGACAGTTGATTATCAACTCTATGCTAAATTATGGACATATAAAATGAACAATATAAAGGAGATGAAGTAATGGAATTTTTAAAGGATATTGTAAAAGAGATTGGTGATGATTTCACTAAACTTGCATCTGAAATTGAAGAGACTGAGACTTATGTTGACACAGGTTCGTACATTTTTAACGCACTGGTTTCAGGTAGTGTGTTTGGTGGTGTATCTGGGAATAAGATTACTGCTATTGCTGGAGAGTCTAGTACTGGAAAGACTTTCTTCAGCCTCGCCGTTGTTAAGAATTTTCTTGATACCAATCCCGATGGTTATTGCCTCTATTTTGATACTGAGGCTGCCATTACCAAATACCTCTTGGATAGTCGCGGCATCGACACATCAAGGTTTGTCGTGGTTAATGTTGTCACCGTAGAAGAGTTTCGCACTAAAGCATTGAAAGCAGTTGACATTTATATGAAAAAACCTGAGGGGGAGCGAAACCCTTGTATGTTTGTGTTAGACTCTCTGGGTATGCTTTCTACAAGCAAGGAAATCAATGATGCCCTAAATGAAAAAGAAGTTCGTGATATGACCAAATCACAACTTATTAAAGGTGCTTTCAGAATGTTAACCCTTAAACTAGGACAGGCAAATGTTCCACTCATTGTCACGAATCATACATACGATGTCATCGGAGCTTATGTACCAACAAAAGAAATGGGCGGAGGTTCTGGACTCAAATACGCAGCAAGTACGATCATCTATCTCAGCAAAAAGAAAGAAAAGGATGGAACAGAAGTGGTCGGCAATATTATCAAAGCTAAGACTGCTAAGTCGCGTTTGAGTAAGGAGAACAAAGATGTTGAAATCCGTTTGTATTATGATGAGCGCGGCCTTGACCGTTACTATGGTCTTCTGGAACTTGGTGAACTTGGTGGACTCTGGAAAAATGTAGCTGGACGATATGAGATTGATGGTAAGAAACTTTATGCTAAACAGATTCTCAAAGAACCTGAGGTTTACTTCACTGAGGAAGTAATGCTACAATTGGACGAAATTGCACGAAAGGAATTTAGTTATGGAGAAAGTTGAGTTTCTAATTCTTAGAAACCTTTTGTATAATGAAACCTATGCTAGAAAAGTAATACCTTTTATTAAATTTGAATACTTTGAGGATCAAAATCAAAAAATTATATTTGAAGAAATTTCTAAATTTATTCAGGAATATAATCAACTTTCTACCAAAGAAGTTCTTCTTATTGAAGTTGAAAAACGAAATGATGTAAACGAATCTTCCTTTAAGGAACTTATTCATCTCATCAATTGTCTTGATGATGTTCCAGTAGAATTTAATTGGTTAATTAAAAAAACTGAGGAATGGTGCCAAGAACGTGCAATTTACTTGGCACTTATGGAATCAATTCATATTGCTGATGGAAAAGATGATAAGAAGAGTGTGGATAGTATTCCATCAATTCTTACCGATGCTCTTTCAGTGAGTTTTGATACTCACATTGGTCATGATTATCTTGAAGATTATGAAGAACGATACGAATCTTATCACCGTAAGGAGGAAAAAATTGAATTTGATCTTGAATACTTTAACAAAATCACGAAAGGTGGTATCCCTAACAAAACTCTTAACATCGCTCTTGCTGGTACGGGCGTCGGGAAGTCTCTATTCATGTGCCATGTGGCTAGCTCCGTCTTGCTCCAAGGACGGAACGTTCTGTACATTACGATGGAAATGGCAGAAGAACGCATTGCTGAAAGAATTGACGCAAACTTACTGAATGTTCCTATCCAAGAGATTGCTAATCTTCCAAAATCGATGTTTGAGAGTAAGGTGAATAATCTGGCAAAGAAGACTCAAGGAACTTTAATTATTAAAGAGTATCCAACTGCTTCTGCTCACTCTGGACATTTCAAATCTCTTCTCAATGAACTTGCTCTTAAGAAGTCATTTAAACCAGATATTATCTTCATTGATTATCTTAATATTTGTGCTTCCAGCAGGTATCGTGGAAACAGCACTGTTAATTCTTATAGTTACATCAAAGCAATTGCTGAAGAACTTAGGGGATTGGCAGTTGAATCAAATGTTCCTATTGTTTCTGCTACTCAGACTACTCGTTCTGGATTTGGTTCATCTGACGTTGAATTGACTGACACTTCAGAATCTTTTGGTCTTCCTGCTACTGCTGACTTAATGTTTGCTCTCATTTCTACCGAAGAACTTGAAGAGTTGGGACAAATACTTGTTAAGCAACTTAAAAACAGATATAATGACCCAACAATTCATAGAAGGTTTGTGATTGGTATTGATCGTGCCAAGATGCGCCTTTATGACTGTGAGCAATCTGCACAGAATGATATCCTTGACAATGGAAAGGAAGAGGAGTATGATTATGAAGAAACAAAACCTAAAAAAACATTCGAGGGATTTAAGTTTTAAATATGACCCAAGTTATTGATACAAACAAATATATTGAATTCGTTCGCCAAACTACAAGTCCAGCAAGTTCAAATTATGTTGATCTTCTTTCTCGTTTTACTGAATTGGAAGCAAATAATGATGTAGATGTTCCTCGTCTTCTTACTGCTGCTCTTGGTATTGGTGCTGAGGCAGGTGAGTTTACTGAAGTTGTAAAAAAAGTTTTCCTTCAAGGAAAACCTTATAATCTTGAAACACAGTTTCACTTGAAGCGTGAACTTGGAGATATCTGCTGGTATCTTGCTCAAGCATGTATGGCACTTGATACTAACTTTGAAGAAGTTCTTCAAATGAACTTTGAGAAATTGAGTGCTCGTTATCCTGAAGGTGCATTTGATGTTTATCGCTCAGAAAACAGGGTGGAAGGTGATTTGTGAAACCAGTAACTCTTGACGAATATAAACAAGTAGGTCCTGAGTTCTTTGATAAGTATTGGTATGTTTCCAAAGAACTTGGTGAAGGTGCTAAGAGTGAAGATGTTCTGAAAATTATGGAATCTCTCGCTGCTCTTGCTCTTCAGAAACGAAAAGAAGATAAAGAACCTCTTGGATTCAATAAAAAAGTTGACTGACCCTTCGGGGTCTTTTTTATATAAATATTTGAAAAAGTATTTTTTAAAGATGGAAAGTAAAGATCTCAGAGGATTGATGGAAGCGTATGCGGCAGTTTATGCTCCTCAAGAAGTTGATGAAGCAACCGCGATGGCAAAGCGTGGACACGATGAGACTAAACTACGCCAACGTGCTGGCGGTGGTGAAGCAGCAGATAGAGCAACTTCACTGGAGAATAGACCAACCTATGGTGATGCTAACAAGGCAAAGCAAAGACAGAATTATGCGAGAGCACAAAGAGGTGATTTCCGTAAGACCTCATCTTCAAATCCTGGACTTCATGTTGGCCAGCACAAATCTGATGACCCCGCAGTAAAAGCAAAGCAGGCAGCAAGAGGTGCTCAAAGAGGTGCTCTGACTCCTAATGAGAGAAAGCAACTCAATATGGGTGATGAGTCTTTTGATATTTTTGATATTGTTCTTGAGTTCCTCCAAGTAGAAGGATTTGCTGAAACTCTGGAAGAAGCAGAGTGGATGATGGCAAATATCATTGACGAAGAAGCAATTGAGATTATTCTTGGTGAGGAAGAACTTGATGAAGCAATTACTAGCGAAAAGGGTAAAGCAAAAGCAGCAGAAATGATTGCTGCTCGTAGCACTCCTTCAGGTAGAGCAAAGTCAGGTCAAGGTGCTAATGTTGCTCAAATCAAACATATTCAACGCTCTAATAGAGATGGACTTGGGGGAACTCCTCCTAATCGTAAAGTAGCAGGTTCCAATTGGCCAAAATCATATTCTGGAATTGGTGGAACTGGGAAC